GTTGAGCATACAACCATCTCTTCAGCCGTTCATAATTCATCCATCCACGGACAATGCACACATCCTTAGTTAGACACACATCCGGCCTCCTAACCATCACCCACCCCCTACTCAGCTTAACAGGGTGCTGCTGGCAGAATTCTATCCGCTCGACTTGGAACACAGGTTTCTCCACCTTCATGGAGTACCCCATATTCTCAAACCAAGTGGGTAGAGCTTTAAGTTTTGGCAGCTCCCCCTTCTCGAGATACAGCACACAGTCGTCCCCGCGATTGGCCAGACTGGCATCTATCCCATGCTCCTTGCAAAACTGATAGACAAGGCAAGACATAATAAGGTAGTTTCCCATGCTGGTGTTCATGTCACCAGACATGCGGCATCCATCGACCTTATACCGCACAAACCCGTCCTTCAAGTAAGCAGTGCCAACATTAGATATCTGCCATGTGAGTAGCTCAGCTAGATATGGGTCTCTGAATATGTTATTATAAACGGAGTGTTCCCATTCTAGTGCCTGGCGGGAGCAATGTTGGTCGAACCGGGAGGCATCCAGACCCACAAAAGCGGGTTCCTTAAACCTCAGTGACTTCTCATACAATATCTTCCCAACTTGCTCAACTGTGTATCCCTTTATCGCCGTCTTCTCCCCCCATAATTTATCGATTGCCTTCATCAGTCGGGGTTCAAGAGGCTTCAAGTACCTACCCACTTCCACATTATACCTTGGGTCACGTGGCTGTATGACCCTGGGTGCTGGATCTGGCTTTAGTGTAATGTTGATCTTCTCCGCTTTCACAAAAGTCTTGAGGTAAGCGTCTTTCCGTGTACATGGGAGAACATCCAAGGACAGTGAGGCTTTCTCATAAGTGGCTCTTCGCATGCCGCTATAAGTACCACAGAATTCTCTGCGTGTCATAGCGGGGCAGAACCCTACAATACGGCTCACTTTACGACCAACATTACCAAGCTTCCTCTCAAATATATCTTTCTTAGGCTTCAGAGGACGCTGCAATTTACCGTCTCGCACGACGCAGAAAACTCTCTCGACCAGACCCCTACAAACGTTCACGAGAGAGCTGTTGTGCACAACGTACTCATAAGTGCTGGCATATCCAGCAAAGGAGTACCATTTCCGCTCATTGGTGATAGGGGTTCCTTTACGTACCACCATCCCTTCGCAGTTCAATAACACTCCGTCTGGTATGACGCTATTGACGGCAGTGTTATAACCGCGGTGTTGCAATAGGCACCCCTAGTAGACATCAAAGCGCCCCTTGCAGGACGCTTCAATGGCTTTCATCACCTCCTCGACCTCCTCGGGCCGCTCCATGCAGGCAAGTACAGCCTGTGGTAAGATCATCAAGCGGTCATGATAACGCATCTTCATTCCCTCCATTATGTCCAAGCAGACACGCTGGTAGACCAATGCGTTAGCTTCACTACGCTTCAAAAGCCCGACCTTACCGATGGCTCTAACTGCAACCTTGCACGCTAATGCAGGTCGCAATTTTGAGCCAACCCGGGGCATAACCTCAGTGGGCAATGCCTCGCAGCAGTCATCCTCCTCCACTCCTTTGTGCCATGCTGTCTTGATGGCCACATAATGGGCTAGTATGTAACGAGGTAGCCTACCTCCATACTTAGCTCCAACACATGACAACACAATAAACATGACGGTTATGGGTGCCAACACTCCCACAGCCATACATGATAGCAGAAAAGCACAGCAACC